ACAATAAGTCTACTATGTAGGCTATGAACAAAACATTGTATAAAAACAATTCAGTAATAGACTTATAACTTATCGTCATACACTACATTGTAGATACATAAAATTATATACACCCTACAGTCCTGCCTTCCGGCAGAGAAACTATATAGAGGTAGTGATGTCTGAAATTAAAACTGAAGTTGTATCTGATCTTTGTTCGCTACCTTCATCGGTCAGCCAGGATGTTGTGGCAGTCAATGAAGAAAAGAAAGTGCCTGCCAAAAAAAGGAAAAGAGGAAGACCAAAGAAGGAAGAAGTACAGAAGTACATCAAAAGAGCTAAAAGAGGTAGACCTCCTGGTGAAGCAGCAAGGATTAAAGAGCTAACAGCTTCGCTGTTGCTGACACACTCACAGGCTATTATCCGTAAGATTGTTCACAAAGCATTGAATGATGAGGATAAGGATCAGATGGCAGCACTGAAGCTGTGTGTTGATAGGATGTTGCCAGTATCTTATTTTGAAGATAAAGGTGTTGGAGGAGGCTCTAGAGCCATTACCATCAACATCACTGGAGTGAATGATAATCCAGTAGAAATGATTGAGCATGAACCTGTTGAGGTAGAAACCACGTTGATTGATTACGAAGAAGAAGACGATGGATCTACAAGTTAAGTTACTTCCCTGGCAACAAGATGTCTTTAAAGATCCAGCAAGGTTTAAAATCATCGCTGCTGGTAGACGTACAGGTAAATCTAGGTTAGCAGCTTGGACACTGATCATAGAGGCACTACAGACTGAGAAAGGTCATGTTTGGTATGTAGCACCAACGCAAGGTCAAGCTAGAGATATTATGTGGACTACGCTGTTAGAGCTAGGCCATACAGTCATTAAAGGTAGTCATGTTAACAACATGCAGATTACCTTAGTCAATGGTGCAATGATCTCACTAAAGGGTGCAGATAGACCAGAGACAATGCGTGGTGTCAGCTTAAAGTATCTAGTGATGGACGAATACGCTGATATGAAGCCACAGGTGTTCGAACAGATCTTAAGACCTGCTTTAGCGGATCAGAAGGGTAGAGCAATGTTCATTGGTACACCAATGGGTAGAAACCACTTCTATGAACTGTATAGGCTAGGCGATAGCGGTAAGGATAAGGATTACAAGGCATGGCACTTCACTAGCTTTGATAATCCGTTGTTAGATCCAGCAGAGATTGAAGCTGCTAAAGGTTCAATGTCTAGCTTTGCTTTCAGACAAGAGTTTATGGCTTCGTTTGAAGCATCGCAGAGTGAGATATTTAAGGAAGAATGGATTAAAGTTAGCGACGAGGAACCCGATGAAGGTAACTACTTTATGGCGGTGGATCTATGTGGTTTCTCGGATTCTTCTCAGACGAACAAGTCGAAGAATTCGAAACTGGATGAAACAGCGATAGCCATTGTTAAGGTTAACACCAAAGGCTGGTGGGTTGCTGACATACTACATGGTAGGTGGGATGTCCGAGAGACAGCAGTACGTATATTAAAGGCTGCAAAGGATTACAGAGTTAGTTGTGTTGGGATAGAGAAAGGTGCACTGAAGAATGCAGTGATGCCTTATATGCACGATCTAATGCGTAGGAATGGATTCTATCCTAGGATTGAAGAACTAACGCATGGTAATAAGAAGAAAGCAGATAGGATTGTTTGGTCACTACAGGGTCGATTTGAGCATGGTAGGATTGTTTTAAATGAAGGTGACTGGAATTATCAGTTCTTAGACCAACTGATGCAGTTCCCAGACACTAAGACACATGATGATTTGATTGATGCACTTAGCTACATTGATCAAATACAAACTGCAAACTGGAATCAAAACCTTGATGAAGAAGAATTTGAAGTATTGGACCAAGTAGCAGGCTATTAGGATAACCAAACATGAAATTTGAATCCGAAATCACTCCTCAGAATGCTCTAGTAGCATTTGTGATGGATCGATGCAACAACTGGAGGGACTACAGAGATGAGAATTACCTCCCAAGATGGGAAGAGTATGAACGTCTTTGGCGTGGAATCTGGGCTGATGAAGATAAAACCAGACAATCTGAGCGTTCAAAGATCATCTCCCCTGCCCTACAGCAGGCAGTAGACAACAAACAAGCTGATCTTGAAGAAGCTGTGTTCGCTAAAGGACAGTTCTTCGACATCAGTGATGACGTTGCTGACCAGGATAAACAAGACATTGAGATCTTACGTACTCGTTTGTCTGAAGATTTTAAGAAAGACAAGATCAGAAAAGCTATTGGTAATGTCATGACCTTAGCTGAGATCTATGGTACTGGTATCGGTGAGTTGATTGTTAAGCAAAAGAAGGAGATGGCTCCAGCAACACAGCCTTCAGCACAGCCTGGACTGTCTATGATTGGTGTCCGAACCAACAATCGCATTGCTGTGCAGTTAAAACCCATCAATCCTAAGAACTTTATCATTGATCCTAACTCAACAAGCATTGAAGATGCTATGGGTTGTGCCATTGAAGAGTATGTAGGTAGACATGCAGTCATCAAAGGCATGGAAGATGGTGTATACAAAGCAGTTGCACTCGGTGATGCTGCTGTAGATACTGACTTAGAGCCTGATCAAGACCTAACATATTACCAGAATGACAAGATTCTTATGTTAAGGTACTATGGTTTAGTGCCTAGAAAGCTATTAGCAAACCCTGATGACATGGCTTATGAAGATGATGAGCTATATTCAGACATGGTTGAGGCTATGGTGGTCATTGCAAACGGAGAAGCCCTGCTAAAGGCTGAAGAAAACCCGTTTATGATGCAAGATAGGCCTGTAGTTGCTTACCAAGCTGACTCAATTCCTGGTCGTTTCTGGGGTCGAGGAACGGCTGAGAAGGCATACAACATGCAAAAGGCTGTTGATGCTCAGTTACGTAGCCATTTAGACTCTTTAGGGCTTACAACAGCTCCTATGATGGCTGTAGACGCTACAAGACTGCCTAGAGGAGCTAAATTTGAGATTCGTCCTGGTAAAACCATCCTAACTAATGGTAATCCTAACGAAATCTTAACACCATTCAAGTTTGGTAACACAGATCCAGCTAATTTACAGTCTGCACAGGTCTTTGAACGGATGATGTTGCAGGCTACAGGTACATTAGACACAGCAAACCTCCCTGCACAGGTCTCTGGTGGTGAAGCAGCCACTGCTGGTCTTGCTATGGCAGTGTCCGGACTGATTAAAAAGAACAAGAGATCGTTGGTTAACTTCCAAGAAGACTTCTTGATTCCTTTTGTAGAGAAAGCAGCATGGAGATACATGCAGTTTAGTCCTGATCGCTATCCAGTACAAGACTTTGACTTTGTTGCTACCGGTACGATGGGTATGATAGCAAGAGAGTTTGAACAAGCACAGATACTTGCATTGTTGTCTACACTTGGTCCGAACAGTCCTATCGTTCCTCTGTTGTTACAAGGTGTTATTGAGACTTCTTCGTTGCCTAACAAAGAAACATTGTTAGCTCAGTTGGCTCAACTTGCTCAACCAGACCCACAACAGCAGCAGATACAACAACAAGCAGCACAGTTGCAGTTAGCAGATGCTGAGGCTAGTGTCCGAGAGAAACAAGCTAAAGCTGCTAAGGATGCTGCTGAGGCTCAGAAGACAGCGATAGAAGCACAGTTGCTTCCTGAAGAGACTCGTGCTAAAATAATGGCAGCAGTGTCTAAGAACTTACCAAACCAAGACGATGCTGCTAAGACTGAGTTTGACCGTAGAGTCAAGATAGCAGAGTTAATGCTCAAAGAAGCTGACTTAGCGAACAACACCAAGATTGTAGAAATGCAGATGAGTAAAGCTGGTATACTCCCTGGTGATGAAGATATGCTCAACGAACTACTTGATAAGTTGACCGACAATGGCTAAAGAACTTATTGATGCAGTAATGCAGGCTTCTTCACGAGATAAGAAACTCTTGTTGAAAGAGTTAATTGCTGGTCTTCGTGAAGAGAAACAGAAACATGATCTGGAGGTAAACAAGACTAAATCCGCTTACATCGTTGATGCCTTTAAACAGATTGAAGATAGACTTACCGCTAAGTACAATGAGATCAAAGATCTTTCTACAAAGAAAGGTGATCCTGGTAGAGATGGTAAGGACGGTGTAAACGGTAAGGATGGCCGTGATGGTACAAACGGTATTGATGGTCGTCCAGGTAAAGACGGTATTGATGGAAGAGACGGTAGGGATGGTGTTGATGGTGTAAGTGTTACCAATGTATTCATTGACTTTGATGATCAGTTAGTTGTTGAACTATCTAACGGACAACAAATCAATGCTGGTTACGTAACACGTATCGCTAGTGATGCTGTAGTTCAGATGTTCAAACAAGGACAGATGAGCATCACAGAACTACTACCAGATCAGACAGGACATGCTGGAGAAGTTCTCTCCACAGATGGTGATGGTAACCTATCTTGGATTGCTGGTGGCGGTGGAGGAGGCGGTGGAGGCACTACAACCTACTCAGTGACGTTTAACAGCACTGGTTCTGGCGCAGCCTCACCAGTATCCTTTAATGGCTCTGTAGCCCGTACAATCAGCTACAACACCCTTGGTGCTCCTAGCATTACAGGTACAAACGCTACTGGTACTTGGAATATTGACATTCTAGGTAGTGCAGGTACTGTCACTAACGGTGTATACACAACAGGTAGCTACAGTAATCCTTCATGGATCACAGCATTAGCTTGGTCTAAGATTACATCAACACCAACAACCTTATCAGGTTATGGTATCTCTGATGGTGTAAGCACTGGTGGTAGCTATAGCAATCCTACGTGGATTACATCACTGGCTGGATCAAAGATCACTGGTAACATTAGTGGTAATGCTGGCACTGCAACAGCGATTGCTGGTGGTGCTGCTAATAAGATTGTTTATCAGCTTGGTGCTGATACTACAGGCTTTATTGATGCTCCTACCACATCAAATACCTACCTTAAGTGGAGTGGAACAGCATTCGGTTGGGATACTGTTGCTGCTGGCGGTGGTGGTACAACAACCAATGCAGTTACTTTCAACAATAGTGGTAGTGGTGCTGCATCAGGAACCACCTTTGATGGTTCTGTAGCACGAACAATCAGTTACAACACCTTAGGTGCTGCTAACTCAGGTGCTAACACAAACATCACTAGCCTAGACAGTATCACTGGTGGTATTAGCTCACCAGACTTCATACAGTTTGACACAGCAGCTACGGTTACTGGTGCTGTAGGTAAATTATGGTATGACAGTGGTGATGGATCATTAGTTACTCGTCTAAAAGGTAACAATGTTGATCTCCAAGTAGGTCAAGAGAATGTTGTCTTAGTATACAATGGTTCAGGATCTACGATTACAAAAGGTAAGGTAGTTGCTGTATCAGGTGCTCAAGGACAACGACCCAGTGTAGTGCTTGCTGACGCAGATACGGAATCCTTGTCCGCACCTACACTAGGTGTAACAGCAGAAGACATTGCTAACGGTGCAGAAGGCTTTGTAGCCACCTTTGGTGTGATTAGAGGTATTGATACCAGTGCATTCACTGCTGGTGACGATGTTTACTTATCACAGACTGCTGGTGGATTTACAGCAACAAGACCATCAGCACCAGCACATACGGTATTCCTAGGTTGGGTTGTTAAGGTTAACGCCTCTTCAGGTGAGTTGTTCTTAAATATTAACAACGGTTGGGAACTGAATGAGTTACACAATGTTAAGATTACTTCTGTTGCCAATAATGATATACTTCAGTATGATTCAGCAAACCAATACTGGAAGAACATTGCACCAGCGTCAGTTACAGGAACTTGGGGTATCAGCATCACAGGTAATGCTGGTACAGTAACGAATGGTGTATACACAAATGGTAGTTATGCAGATCCAACATGGATTACATCGTTAGCTTGGAGTAAAATAAGCAGTACACCTACAACGCTAAGTGGTTACAGCATCGCTGACGGTGTATCTACAGGTGGTAGCTATTCAAACCCAACATGGCTTACAGCCTTAGCTGGATCAAAGATAACAGGTGATATCAGCGGTAACGCAGGTAATGTCACTGGTACAGTAGCAGTTGCTAATGGCGGTACAGGTGTTTCAAGCATAACAGGTATCGTAAAAGGTAATGGTTCTACAGCATTCACTGCTGCTGTATCCGGTACTGATTATGCACCAGCAACTAGTGGTACATCTATCCTGTACGGTAATGGCTCTGGTGGTTTTAGCAACGTTACGATAGGCACTGGGTTAAGTTTCTCTGCTGGTACGTTATCTGCCACAGGTGGTGGCGGTGGTGGAGGATCATCAACGATCCTAGAGAATGATCAAACAATTTCTTCAAACTATACAGTCACTGCCGCTAAGAATGGTATTAGCGTTGGACCTGTTACAATTAACACCGGAATCGCTGTCACTGTAGGTACTGGACAACGATGGTTAGTCATGGAATAAGGATAAAAGATGTCTAATATTAAAGTTCAAGGAAATGCTAGCGGTACTGGTACACATACACTACAGTCCGCTAATACTAACTCTAACCGTACTGCTACGTTGCCTGATGCGGATGGTACGCTCATTATGGCAGATGCTGCTAATACCTTTACAGGTACGCAGACTTTTGCTGGATCAAGTAGTGCCTTAGCAATGATCTTAAATGACGTTGCTGAGACAACAACAATATCAGCAACAGCAGCCACAGGTACGATTAACTATGATGTAACAACACAATCAGTGCTGTACTACACCAGCAATGCCTCTGCTAACTGGACTGTAAACTTCAGAGCATCTGCTGGTACATCATTGAATACTGCGATGTCTACAGGACAAACACTTACTGTTGTCTTCTTAGTTACTCAAGGATCTACAGCTTATTACAACAGTGCTGTGCAGGTTGATGGTTCATCAGTAACACCGAAATGGCAGCAAGGTACAGCTCCTACAGCAGGTAACGCATCCAGCATTGATGCTTATGTATACAGTATTGTAAAGACAGGTAACGCAGCCTTTACTATCTTTGCATCACAAACTAAGTTCGCTTAATACCATGCCTATCTTAACTACATTAGGTGCTGCTTGTGCTAGAGCCTGGGGTTTTACTTCAGGTTTACTAAAAGACCCTTACTTTAACTTAACAACCTTGCTCCTCCCAGGCAACGGCACTAACGGCGCACAGAACAATACGTTCTTAGACGGTTCCAGCAATAACTTCACCATCACCCGCAACGGCAACACAACGCAGGGCACGTTCAGCCCGTTCAGCCAGACTGGGTGGGGTGCTGTATTTGGCTCTTCTTCTACTGATATGTTAACAACCGCAAGCAGTGCGGCATTTGCTTTTGGTGCAGGCGACTTTACGATGGAGGCGTTCGTTTATGCGACCGCA